CAACTAGTATTCTCGATCCAGTGTAGTTTACTGTATTGAAGTTCAACCCTGCAGTTTAGACATACTGTTCTTAGGTTATCGTGATGGCAGTTTTTTAGATCACCGTCAATGTGAAAAACTGCAGATTGCTTGTCGGGGTATTTTAATTTAAATCCACAACGTTCGCAGACCGTCTTTTTTCTGTATCCAGACAATATCCACGCAGCAATTTTATTTTTGCTACGTCTTCCGCTACTAATGCAACTATCGCACCTACTTCTCCAGTAGATTTTACCAGTTTTGTGGTTATGCTTGTTGACAGCACAAGGTTTTTGGTTACAAGCAGGACATATTGGTCTAGTATTCGACATAGTAATATTTACCCAGACCTTACGTAAGGGATAAGAAACACCTATTTTTAGTGCTATTCGCTAAATAAAGATAAGAACTATTTTAATAGTATAGATAGTATCCAAGGAGAATAATAATGGCACTAGTTAGTCCTGGCGTACAAGTACAAATTATAGATGAAAGTATCTATGCACCTACAGCAGTAGGAACCGTACCTTACATTTTGATCGCCACAGCAGAAAACAAAACACAACCTGGAAGCTCAAGTCTAGCAGAAGGCACACTAGCAGAAAATGCTGGTAGAGTCTATAATATCACAAGTCAACGTGACCTAGTAACTACATTTGGCGCTCCCTACTTTGAGAACGAAAATAACACACCTGTAAATGGCAGCGAGAAAAGCGAATATGGCTTGATGGCTGCATACAGTGCATTAGCAGTATGTAACAGCGCATACGTTCAACGTGCAGACGTTGACTTATCTGGTTTAACTGGAAGTGCTACACGTCCTACTGGTCGTCCCGATAACGGTATCCACTGGTTTGACAGTGATGCTAACAACTGGGGTATCTATGAGTGGAACAGCGTAGACGGAACATATGACGTTAAGACACCTATTCTAATCTCGCAGGCAGACACTACATCTAGTGCGATAACAGCAGCAAGTGCGGCAACTGTGGGAACGGTAGATGGTGTTGGATTAGTTACTTATGTCCCTTCAGCGTCAGTTGGTTCTACTGGTGATTATGCTGTTATATACGACAACAATATTATGCCAGTGTTTAAGAAATTTGCGGCAGGTTGGAGATTAGTTGGCAGCAATGTATGGAAATCAGAAATTCCAATGCTAACGTTTAACTCTGTTGCTAACGTTGCTGCTGGAACGTTGACTATTACTGCTAGAAATTCTGCTAATGTTGCTATTGGTGGCACTGCTACTGCTACAATTACTGCAAATTCAAGTGCTACAGTCATCGCTTCCACTATACAAGCAGCACTTACTAGTGCTAGTCCTAGTATTACAGGATTAACTGTAGCAAATGTTAGTGGAAGAATTCAATTTACACTAACTACTGGCTCAGAAGTTAATGTTATTGATATTGGTGGAACCTTGGGCAATACGTATTCAACAGCATCAAGAATATTTGCACCTGCAGTTTCTATGAGTCCTTACAATAATCAACCTCGTTGGGGCGGTGTTGGCGCAACGTCACAGTATAGACAGTCCGGCAGTGTATGGTTTAAGACCAGCAGAGTTGGTAATGGTTTAAGATTAAGATTACAAAATTACACAGAATCCACTGATAGTTGGAATAATGTGGATGTCAGCGATTATCGCAGCCTATTTGAAGCCAGTTATAGACTAGATGCCAGCGGTGGCGGTAGAAACATTGAAGAAGGTAAAGTTGTTACTATACACAGTGCATTTGATACTGTAGCAATACCCAATAATAACATCATTAATACTTCGTTTATGCGTCGTAGATTAGCAGTAGGTTCCCCAGTAACATTTACTGGAACTACCGCACACACATCAGTTACTGGAAACTTGGCGGGGTCATTTACTGCTAATACAACCAGTGTAAATGTTAGATTCTTTTATCAAACCGCTACCAGCGGAGTAGACCCAGTAGTAACTTCTAATATCACTATTGCAGGAACCGACACTGTCGCTGATGTGATTCAACGAATTAACAATGTTGGTGGTGGAGTTGTTGTAGCAGGATATGCTAACCAAAGAATTACATTAACTAATACTCGTGGTGGTGATATTCTTATTGAGCAAACTGCAGGTAATATAGCAGACGTGGGATTTGCAGAAGAAATAATTGGTATCGCAGATTCAGTTTCGGGTGTTTTTTATGGAACAGTTGACCGTAACCTCGTTTACTTAAGTGGTTGGAGTCCATTATCAGAATATCAGATCAACGGTCAACCAGCGTTATTCATACAGTCAAGCACACCAGATGTTGCTCCAACAAACAACACATTATGGTATTATGATGATCCTACTCGTGTAGACATCTTAATCAAAGACGCAGGTCGTTGGAGAAATTACCGTTCAGTTACTGAAGATTTCAGAGGTGCAAACTTAACTGCTACTAATGAAAGTGGTCCTATCCTAAGTGCCAGTGAGCCAACATCACAAACAGACGAGACACCATTAGTTTATGGTGATCTATGGATTGACACTGGTGACCTAGAAAACTTCCCAGTGATTTATCGCTGGCAGTCAGTATCTGGCACAGATCAGTGGGTAAGAATTAATAACGCTGATAGTGAATCAACAAATGGTATTATTTTTGCTGATGCACGTTGGGGACTAGATGGCAGTGTAGATCCAGCGACTGATATGTTGCCTAATCTAGCAGCATTGACCAGCAATATGACTTATGTTGACCTAGATGCACCAGATCCAGAACTATATCCAGAAGGTATGCTATTGTTTAATACTCGTGCCAGTGGCTACGGTATCAAGCAATATCGTGCTAACCACTTTGCAGTAAACAACTGGCCAGAACAGGCCAATGATGCAGAGGGTGATTGGTATGATGCTATGTCAGCAGATGACTGGCAAGCAGGTGCTTGGGTAACAGTCAGTGGTGTAGACAGTCGTGGTTTAACTAACTTTGGTCGCAAAGCACAGCGTGGTTTTGTTGTAGCGAAGTTAAAAGCAGCCATTGACAGTTCTGACAGATTACGTGAAGAGCAAAACGTCTTTAACATTATCTGCTGCCCTGGATATCCTGAGTTGATTCCTAACATGGTTGCATTAAACAGTGATCGTGAAGAAACAGCATTTGTTATTGGTGACGCTCCCTTGCGTTTACCTGCAACAGGCACTGCTATACAAGCATGGTCTACAGATACCGACAGCGAAAGTATTGTTGGCGACGCAGGATTAAAACAGTCCAGCCCATATGCTGCTGTTTACTATCCACACGCACAGGCCAATGACTTATCCGGTAACACTATTGTAGTTCCAGCAAGTCACGTAGCATTACGCACTATGATTAGAAGTGACAATGCTAGTTATCCTTGGTTTGCTCCTGCAGGTAGCCGCAGAGGTTTAATTGATAATGCTAGTGCTATTGGTTTTATTGATGGCGACACTGGACGTTTTGTTAGTGTAGGTGTTACACAGGGTCTACGTGACGCTATGTATAACTACAAGATTAACCCACTAACAGTAATTCCTGGTGCTGGTTTAATGGTATATGGACAGAAAACACTGAGTCCTAATGCAAGTAGTTTAGACAGAATTAATGTTGCACGTTTAGTTAACTATGTAAGACGACAACTAAACATTGCTACACGTCCATTCTTGTTTGAACCCAACGACACTATTACTCGCAACAATGCGGCAACAGTGGTGCAGGGCTTCCTAGTAGATCTAGTAGCAAAGCGTGGTATTTACGACTTTGTTGTAGTCTGCGATGACAGCAATAACACCAGTGACCGTGTAGCACGTAACGAGTTATATATTGATGTAGCGATTCAGCCTGTTAAAGCAGTTGAGTTTATCTACATCCCAATTAGATTGAAAAATATCGGAGACTTAGAGGTATAATATGGCAAATTTAACTAAATTCGGAGTACCAAACGGGACTGGTACGCAGGCAATGTTGATGCCTAAACTAAAGTATAGGTTTAGAGCATTGTTTGAAGGACTGGGTACAAACTCTAATAACAATACTGCTAGCTTAGCAGCACAGGTTGTGACTTTTGCTAGACCGCAAGTTACCTTTGATCCTATTGAACTTCCGGTATACAATAGCAAAGCATACATTGCTGGCAGACCTACTTGGAACGCAGTTAGCGTAACACTAAGAGAT